TGCGGAGATCTTCCAGACGGGCCAAGGCTTGTTCCTCGGCGCGGGTCAGCGGGATAGCGCGGCGCACCTTGTCGCGGATGACGACGTGCTGGAGTTCGTGGAGGAAAGTGAGCGGGACGCTGTTCTTGTCGTGGAGGTTGTCCAGGTTGATCGAGACGACCGGAGCGCCCTCGGGCGTCAGGCTGAAGAGTCCGGCCCAAGTGGTCTGCTTGTTGCCCGGCTTGGTGAAGCGTCCGATGTCGAGGACGACGCGGTCGAAGCGCACGCCGCGCTTGGCATTCTTGACGAACTCCTTGGCCATGAGCCGGAGGTTCATCGGCTGCGTCTTGTCGGTGGCGATCTTGTTGATGGCCGACACGACCGGATCTTCGTCGAAGAGTCCGGCGCGGTAGGCTTGCGCCATGTTGCTGCGGATGATGGCCGCACGCTGCTGGTTGGGATTGAGGCGTGCGGCGGCGAACCGCTCGAACATCTTCTTGCCGTCGGCCGTCACCGTGTCGGCGGCGGGTGCGGCGGATGCAGTTAGGGGATTATTACTCTGCTCCGCGAGGACGCCATCAAAGGTAGCAAGGTAGGACTGGTAGACGCGGTCAACTGTCCCTTGCGGCAGAGCCGCGGTCTCGGCCTCGTCTAGGCCAAGGATGGCTCCGGCGAAGTCTCGCTGGGCTGCTGCGGCGACGGCTCTTGTCCGGCGAGGAGTTGGCTGAACGCCTCGTCCTCCAGTCTGCCCAGCAGTTGATTCCTGAACAGTTCCGGCTGGGTCCGCAGGAGATCCGACAACACGCTCGGCTCGCCCTGTTGGAGCCGTGTCCGGAGTTCGGGCGGCACGCGATTCAGCAACTCCGGAAAGTGCCGCCTCATTTGATACGCCGCGGCGAAGGTTCGTAAGTTCAGCGGGGGTCGCTCTGGGAGTGGTGCGTTCGACGAGTCGACGCTCTTCGTTTCTGAAGTATTCAAGCTGGGATCTGTTAATTTTTCCATCGAGGTATGATTTTATCCTTCCGGCCCAGAGTCGGTCGACTTCTGAGAGTGGTTGGTTAGTTTGACTGCGTTCGCCCGCTTGGCGTTCAATCTCCATACCGGCATAACGCAGGAAAAGGTCTCGGTCAGAGTCGGGCAACTCGTCCATCAGGTTGAGAGCCTCCTCTATGTTGTTGGTAAACGGTGCGATTTCCCCGCCCTCGGCGTCCTCAACGCCCACCCGCTTGCCCCTCTCGGCCAGCTTGGCTTGATCGATCCGGCCCTTGTCGTCCGGCTGGCTGGCCTTTAGCGCCACCTCATCGCCTGCCCCTTGGTTCTCGTCATCGAGGCTGACCTCGTCGCGGGTCATACCCTTGCGGGTCGCCGTGCGCTTGGCCGCGCTCAAGGCACTATTGCCGATGTTGTAGGGATTGAGCGAGCGGATGCTGGAGTCGTTGAGGAGATTGAAAGTGGAAAGGACGAGGCGGCGATCTTGGGCAACCTCGGCCGTCGAGCGCGAATACTTGCGCCCCTGCTGAGTGGCAAGAGCTTTATCCGCTTCGGCCAACTCCGAGATGATCTGCTCGGCCATGAAGTCGCGATCGACCTCGGAGAACTTCTCGGCCTTATCGAGGATGCGCCTGATCTGCGCGTCCTTCTTCTCTTGATCGAGCGCACCGAAGTCCACGAGTTCCTGCAACGCAGTGAGCGCCTCATCGCGGGTTGCACGCTTGGCCTCGGGGATGCCGGCCTTCTGCCCTCGACGGGCACGGGTGATGAGGTTCATCGCCCCCTGCGGCGACATCTTGAGCGCCTTACCCGCGCCTGTTCCGCGGGCTGCGGCTTTGGCTGCGGTCGCCTTCTCACTCAGCCCGCGGAACTTGTCGCGCAAAGCCTGAATCGCGAGACCTCGCTTGGCTTCTTGGTAGGCGATGAGTTTGTCGGAGACCTTTTCGCCGATCGTGCGCTGACGGCCGGGCAGCACCTTGGTCTTCTCGCTCGGGTTGGCCTTCTTCGCTTTGAGGAATGCCGCCGCGACCTTGCCCCTGGCTGTTTCCAGCGCCGTGTCACGCACTTCGGTCGTCACGGCCGGATCTTGGATATTCAGGATCGGACTGGTGATCTTATCATCGAAGAAGCCATAGACCGCATTCTCGGCATCATTGAGTTCTGCGATCGCGGCACGACCCTGCACACCGCGAAGGGCTTCTGTCAGCGGACCATCCCCTGCTTCTGTCTTGGCCGATGCCATACCCGCCTCGCTTCGTGCGATGCGGGACGGCGAAGCGATACGGATCGGATCGTAGATCCCCAAGCCTCGGCGTCGGCTCTTGGCTCCGCGCTGGGTTAGCGCACGATCTACGGAAAATTCCTGCGGAGTCTTGCCGACACGATACGTGCGCCCTTCATAGGTGACGCCCGTGATGAAAGTGTTGCGGTTGCCGTCTTTATCCGAACGCTCTTGCGTATAGAAGCGCACGGGCTGGCGATCCACTTTAGCCGTGCCTGCTTTCTGCCGCTGCTCGTGTTCAGTCCAGAATTGGTTGGCCTCGGCCAGCGATTGCGCCGTCTCCGGTGTGACCAGCACGGGCTGTCCAAGATAGTTCATCTGCCGGATCGTCGTGTCGGCAGCGGTATCGACCTCTTGGAGATAAGTCGCGTTGTCCTGCCCGCGGGTCGGACGGGCAGAGACAAGTTCGTTTTTCTCGCCCTTGCGGACACCGACAAATTCCGCGCTGCTCTTGGCAATGAGGTCCGGTCCTGTGGTCTGGATGTCCGGTGCAGCCGGAGCCGTGCCGCCCTGCTCCTCGGGCTTGAATCCACGGGTCGTCGAACGCTGCGGTATCGGCAACGCCTCGGCCGGAGCCTTACGATTGAAAAGTCGTGTCGTGACTGGGATGCCTTTGCCGCCGAGCTTATCCGGCAACATCCAGGTGAACTTGCTCCCCTTGCCCGTCCAGCGCGTGCCCGTCATCGATTCGAGCTTCTGTCTGGTCGGGTTCGGCCCGAGAGCGTCCATGAGCACTTGGCTCGCCGGATCATCCTGCTTGGTCGTAGTGCGCTCGACACCGAAGCGGTTGCGGATCTCCTGCTCGGCGATTGCACCCGTCGTCTCCGGCGTGATCGGCACGCCGAGTTCACGCGCCGAGTTGATCCAAAGATTGTCATCGATCTTCGAACCCTCGACATCTTTGAAGTAGAGAAGATTCTGCGCCCGCTCGGCCTCACTCAACTGCTCACCTTCGGCAGCAGGACGGATCGGCGCGGTTAGCGGCGACACCTTAATGCCAGTTCCGGTAGTCGCGGCGGCGGGAGCCACTTGCTCGGCCGGACGTGTCGTGATCCGGTTGAACTCATCTGCATCGTAAAGCCGGGTGGCGACTTTGTTATCCTCATCCGGCTCACTGCGGAGTTGGGCTTGGCCGTTTTGATTCAGCCGCACGAACGTCATCGGGATCGCGAAGGCATTACCTTCGCCGTCCTCGGTCAGCACACTGACTTGGTCGCCTTCCTTGAGATTGTCGACGAAGCCCTTGGCATCCTCTTGCGGGCGGGCCAAGGTCGCCGCCGCGGACTCCAAGTCGCGGGTCAAAATTTCTTGGTCACGTAAACGGCGGCGCTCGGCCGCAGCGGCAAGCTCCTCGGCGTTGGAGGCAACTTCTTCACCCTCCACCAGATCCGCATCTTCGAGGTTCTCCTCGACCTTCTTCGGCGGTGTGACGGGCGGTGCCTTGAACGCCTCTGGATCGGCCATCTCCGCGAGCTTGGCCTTCACTTCGCTGCGGATATCCGAAGCACCTTCGAACGCAGGATTAAGCAGAACGCCTTGGCCGTATTTGGTCGGGATGGCAAATGCTCCGAAGCGGCTCACCTCTGGCACATTGAACGCCCACACCTGACCCGCCTTGTTCTGGCGGTATTCGAGATTGTTATATTCCTCGTTGCGGCTCTGGATCGTAATTGGCTCCGACCACTCTTCATCAGCGGGGGCTTCTTGCTGTTGCTCCTGCTCTTGGCTTTGCTCGGGCGGCAATTCGCTTCCGGTCTGCTGTTGCTGCCTCTTTGTCCGGAGCGCCTCGGTCGTCCGCGGGGAGAACGCCACTTCGACCACACCACCCGCACCGCCGAGAAGACCGCCGACCGTGGCACCAGCCGCCGCGGCGATCTGACGCTCACGTTCGGCTTCCGGCGTCATAACGACATCCCCCACCGTGCGATTCGGGTCTGCCGATCCGAGGGCCGCTTGCTCCAATCCGGTTTGGATATACTCAGTCGGCCCCTCCACAGCAGATCCACTTGCCGCCCCACCGGCAAGACCTCCCCCGATGCGGCCGAGGGTCAAAGGCTTCACGCCTTCCACGGCTGCACGTTGCGCTTGAGAGAGGGGCTTCAAAAACTTTCCAGCGACAAAGACTTCCCCGAGCGTGTCGAGTGCGGCTCCAGGCGCGGCAAATGCTGCCGCTTGCGCGGCATTACCCTCACCCAATTCCTGTGCCATCTGCCCGAAACTCCCGCCAGCGATCTGGCCGAAGTTGGCCAAGTAAGCCCCGCCGACCGCCCCGCGCTTGGCGGCGGTTCCGGCTGCGGTCAGCGCGTTCTGTGCGACAAGCTGCGCGACTTCTTTTGCCGCTTCATTCTTGGCCATGCCTGCCGCCGTGCGCTTGGCGACTTCGTTGGCGATGATGCGCTGGGCTGCTGTTTTGGCCGCAGCCCCACCCAAGCCTGCACCACCGAGAGAAATTAAAAGCTGCGGGAGTTGCTCACTTATTATCCCAGCCGCATAAAGACCGAAGTCCCCTAGCCCGTCGATGTCCTCGGTCGGATCTTGGATCGAGGCTTGGTTCTCCGCTGCCTCCTCCATCTTGCGGGCATAATTCTCCAAACCAAACTGCTCCAATTCTTCAACCCCGATAGCCTGCCCAAGAAGTCCGCTGAATCCATAAAGAAGCCCCTGGGTCTGGTCTGTGCCTCGTTCCAATCCAGCGCCAATTTCTCCAGTCAATGACCGTTTCGACCGCATCGGAGCAGCCACAGCAACACCCGCTTCCCGCATCGCCGCCTCGACGGCATCCGGATCTTCCCACCATTTCTTCTCGGTCACCTCAACCGCACGAGACTCATCAGGGGCGACCGTATTGAGACTGAGCCGCGGTCCGAGGTCGGGTTCCTCCGCGGATTCCGGATCCTCTAGTCCGAGTCCGAGAGCTTCTGCGGTGACGCGACGGACTTCTTCTGGGTCATCATACCAAGCCATCGGTCAAGGTATCACTTACCACGCTTCGATGCTAATGCTCTGATACGCGACAGCACCTTATCGGGGGTGTCGACTTTCTGGCTCCATGTGCCGTCCTCATTCTTTAACCCGCGAGCACTGAATCCTTGGAGTCGATCGGCTTTTTCGTAGACTTGTTTAACCACCTCTGGATCGATTTCACTGAGGAACTTGGCTGCTTCGGGATCTTCGGTCCGGCCGAGCACGCCGCTCATATCTTCGTCTTTAATCGTCGGATTTCGGAAGCCGATCTTATTGGCCCATGAGTTGCCGGCATAAAGACTACGTAGAGCACTTTCGATCTGCTCCTCATTCATCTCTTCCCGGACCGAGGCGATCATTTCGGGAGTGGGTTTGAAGTTGGTATTTGTCGAATCTTTGCCCTCTTGAATCATTCGGCGGATTAAGTTCTTATTCGCTCTAGAGAGATTGTTTGCCGGCTGCTCTGCCGTCGGAGTAGAAGGAACAGGTTCATTTTCCTTTGGCTTAAAAGTAGTAAAGCGGGCTTTCTTTTCTTTCTCCGCAAAAATATCTGGGGTCACCACTTGCCCGTTTTCGTCTAGGTAGAGTTGCCCCGCTTTCCGAATCGCGGCTTGGTAGTCTTCGGGGGTTTCAAAGGTTCTCCTATCAATTACGGGTAATTTTTCTCTAAATTCAGGAGACGCCATTATTGTTCCGAGCTTTGTTTGCAACCCGAGTAAAGCGTCACCATAGCTACCTTCTTCGATGACTTGGTCATTTAAGGTCACCCTCGGGGTGTCGTCATTCTGTGCATTCTGCAAGAACTTCACATCTCGCAACACTGTTTTATAGTCTTCGACGGGATTGACCTCGACTGACAAACCCGCTTTCTTCTTAACATTCTGCACCGTTCTGTAGGCGTCATCAGCAGCACGCCTAGCAGCCGGGTCGTCTGCGCGTAATTCGGCTGCACTTTCAGCCGTCTTGTAAACATCCACAGCGACCTTCAAAGCCTCGGCCGTTTCCGGATCTACGGAGACCCCCGCCTCGGTCTGTTGCTGCGGGTTCATTCGGTCAAAGAGGAATCCGCGCAAAGACTCTTCGTAAGTCAGACCTTTGGATTCGTCGGCTCTTTTCATAATCAACCCAGCATCCTGTGAGTTGATGAGACCGCTGGCTACGAGGTCATTGATCCTCGTGGCGGCAAGCTGGTCCACACTGTCCTGCTGCATCTTCCGCTCCCACGTATTCTTGATGCCGGCTGCCGACGATCTTTTCTGCTTGATCGCATCAATCGCGGGGAGAATACGATCCTGCACCACCATCCGAAACTGGTCGTTCGGGTCAGGTTGCGCGGCAGCTTGCTCCGCCTGTTGTCTCCTCAAGGCTTCTTGCTCATCGACCGCTTGAACCGTCGAGAAAATCGGACCGCTTCCGCCCTGGTTGTTTATCTGCGTTAGGTCGAAAGATTGATCGCCTTGAAACGTATCTTGGCTGGCCATTGCGCCGGTATATGGCGCGGGATCTGCCGCCACACTCGAAAGCAGATTGGTTGCTACCTTGGTGTCCTGCTCCTGCTTTCCGCTGTAGTCCACATAGAGAGCTTCCAGTTCCTCGACAGGGACATCCTTCTTCCCAGCATAACCCTTCTGCCGCAGAAGGTTTTTGAAGTCTTTGCTGTAAGTAGCCGGATTTGTGATATCGAAAGCCATGTTATTAGACCCCTGTTAAGTCTACCACTTTCTTCTTAGCCATCGGCTGACTACTCGTCTGCGGCTGCGATTGAGCGGCCGGCTTCCGGTCATAACTAGTGCCCGTCAAATTGAAGCTAGTCGGATCCTCATCTTGAGCAGGAGCCTGATTCGAAGAACCACCGTTCCCCGCAACATTGCTGCTGGCACCGGAGCCGCCAGTTCTGATGATGCGTCGGCGCTCGTTGACCATTTCGTTTTGCAGACGATAGGAGTTCGCCATGTTCTCCGTCTCGTAGGCGAGTTGATTGAGGGTGAACTCGGCTTGAGCCGCTTTGGCTGGAAGAAGAATTCTTTCCAACTGCATGGCCATGTTAAACTTTTCCTGATCGCGGCGCGCTTGTGCTTGCGTGTTATACGCAGTCAGAAACGTCGCTGCCGGGTTCCAGCCCCAAGGGGGCGCGGTGTCTGGAGTGGCAATGCTAATGGGAGATAGGACTGATGTAAGCATGGTTAAGCTCCTGTTCCTGATCCGTAGTCGAAGTTACCGAATCCTTTTGTGTTGCGACCATACATCCCCCACTGATTGTCGAAGCCGGTGGTCTTGCCCATTCCCCCCAACGCGCTGGTAAACATCCCCATCGTGCTGAACGGATTGCCGCCACCACTGGATCCACTGCCTCCGCCCGATCCAGAGCCTCCGCTAATCCCACTGCTGGCGATGCCACCAAGAGTGCTGCCGATTTGCAAACCAGCCATAGTGTTGCCGCCAGCCGCCGTCCCGATGACTCCCCCGGCAATCGTGGCCCCCATGTTTACAAGGCTCCCCCACATCGCGTTGTCGCTATTTTTCCCCGATGCCCAGTTGGCTTGATCGACTTCCCAGCCCTTTTGTGCCGCATTTATCTTGGTGCCCATCGCCGATCCGCGGACTTGCGCCATTGTATTGAAAGCGTTCTCCCGAGCACGGGTGTCACCTTGGTAGACATTTCCAGCCGTATTGATCTGGTTGCCAGTCATATTTTGGATAAACCCGGCGCTAGTGTTGTAAATATTCCCGGCCGCTTGGACATTTGTGCCGTAGAGCGAACGCCCAGTTCCGACATTGGTATTGTAAACACCAAGCCGCGCTTGGAAGTCGCGGTCCCAGATGTTCGTCAGATTGTCGGCTTGTCGGCGGGTGCGCTGGGCCAAGTTGTCTTGACCGGCGGCAAAGCCCAATCGGTTGATATCACTCTCACCCGCAAAAACATCGCGGGCGATGCCGAGATTCTGCGTTGTCCGCGTGTTGATGTTGGCGAGATTCCCTGCCAGCGCGGTGTTGAGAGTATTGTCGGTGCGCTCTGCACCATAGCGGATCGCGGCCAGGTTGGATCCAAGCATCAGATCTTGGGAGCGGCCCAGATAATCAAAGACCCCGCGTGCGTCCTGCCGTCCTTGTAAGAATGCGGCCTGTCGCGTGTCGCCAACTTTGTTGAGTTGATCGAGTTCAGCCCTTTGCCGGTCGGTCAAAGACATCCGGCTTTGGTCGGCGTAGTTTAACGCAGCGCGATTTCTTTCCGCCAATTCATTGGCCAGCCCACGCTCGCTCACATCAAAGAAAGTCCGATTCCGATCGGTCTCCGCACTGAGAAGATCGGCGGCTTGGTTGCGCCGAAGCGTCTGGTCGTTGGCGAGAAATTGACCCGCATTGGCCCCCGCGTCTCTAGCTACTCCTTCAACTCTTGTCGCGTAGTTCAATCGACGCTGCGCGTCGTTTAGCTCCGAGCCTTGCTTCATCAGGTCCAAGGAGGTCAGTCCCAGGTCGCGTGCCGACAAGCCACGACCCATTTCACTGCCCGCGCCGAAGCCGCCCTGCAAAGCACGCATCGCAGACGAACGAGCGAGATTTGCCTGCACATCGGCCGAGATCCGGCCACTCATCAGCGCCGCAGCATTTTCGTCGGCAATGGCTGAAAGCTCCAAGGCGCGGGGATCTGCCGTAGCCAGCATATCCATCCGGGTCTGGAGGGCGGCTTTGGAGATGAAGTCGGCCGCTTGGGTAAACTCCGCTAGGCGTTCCGGTGAAAGACTGAGGGCTTCCTCCAAGCGGCGATTGTAGTCGGAAGTAGAAGTCCCCGACATCGACAGGAAAGTATCCGCTAGTGATTTCCTTTCGGTGGTATTGCGCTCGATGTTGCTGAGTGAGTCTTTACGAAGCTCGTCGGTCAGCGCCTTTGTCTCAGAGTCGAAGCGACCCGTGATGTCTTTACTGTCTTTCGCTCTTTGGTCGGCCTCATCTAAAGAGCTTTTTAGGAACCCATCAGCACTCCTCTGAAATTCGTCAGCTAGTGATTTTGAGTCAGTCCCATATTTGGTAATCGTCGAAAGCTCTTCACCTTTTGTCTTGGCGATGTCGGCTTTGCGTTCCTCCTCGTATTTATCAAGAACGCTCTGACTGTCAGTGAAGCCGCGTTCAGATTCCGCGGTCGCCCGTGCGTCGTAGGTTTTGACAAGCTCGGCTCCACGTTCTTCAAAGTTTTTCAGCGCCGTCGAGAATTCCTTGCGGTCGGTCTCATCCAAGAGGGACATCGCCGAGCGGAAGTCTCCGGTGATATCCCCGAGATCCTTGAGGAGTTCCGTGTTCTCGGTCGCTTGGAACTCGACAAGTCGTTGGTTGAAGTCATCGAGGCGACCGAGTAAAGCCGTCTCTTCAGCATCGAGTTTGGTCGCACCTTTCTCGACAAGGTCGTCGACTTTTTTGGTGAGCCGATCGCCAAAGTTTGAGATGGCTTTGAGGTATGGGCCTACGTCGGCTTGCTGGTCGCGGACGTATTGATCCGCTAGACGGTTGATCTCGGCTTTGGGGTATGCCGGTGCGCTGCTTTTATTACCCATTAGAGACCCACCTTCCTAGCTAGAGTTTCCCACTTAAAAATACGGAGACGGTCTTCGTTGCGACGGTGCCACAACACCCAGCGACGGGGTTTTGTCGCGGCCTGCATGAAGGCTCTGACCGGATTGGTGTGACCACTCGAAGCGGCCATGTGGACAAACCATGCGTTAGGGTGATTACTCATGTAGACCGTCTCCCCGTCCCAAAGCACTTCCCGTCCGCACACAAAAATCTCCGGAGAAGAGTAGAGAACTCCCTCTTTCAGACAGTTCACGACAGCTTCCGAAAACGGCTGCTCTGGGATGTATTTCTCGTGCCATTGTTTTGCGATTTGCCATGCGGGTTGCACAGTTATTATATCACCGAAACATGAGAACGCGACGGGTGTGGGCGGCTCCGCGGTTCCCTGTGAAGTTCTGTTGGGCGATCTGGCCGGAAAGCATCTCCTTGGCCTTGTCGATATGCGGGGTGATTTGCTCGCCCCCGAGGAGGATCCCCTTGGTCGCCTCGTAGACCGCTTGGTAGTTGCGGAGATACATTTTCTCCGAGTCGCTCGTATGCGGCACGAAGCGGCGTTTGGCTAGGATACGAACGACCGGAACCGTCGTCGGTAGGGTAATCCAGTATTTGCGCTTGAGGACGTTGTCGGCCGGATCAATCGACTCACCGCGATCGACCGCCCCTTCCCGCCACTTGTCATCGGCCTCCCGGTAGCCCGTGCCGCCCTTGATCCACTCGTTGAGTCGATCGTGGACCGGCTTGGGATCTCCGTCGAAAGACATGAAAAGAATCGTCTCCACCTCGGCCGGTAGGAAGAACTCGCCCGTGGCGTTCACCGAAAGGGTATACTCGGCCACTGTGCCGACCCACTTACCGGCCAGCATCAACTGCTCTTCGGCCGCATTGACCATGCGTTTGATCGCCGAGTCCGAGAGCTTGTAAGCCTCGGGAAGTTCCAGACCGATCCGGCCCCAGTGGTAGCCGAAGGTGTCATTGGCTGAAGCAAGCAACGCTTCACGAGTTGCCCGGCGCGTGCCTTCGATCTCGGTCATCACATCACGCTCGACCAAGGCGACCGCTTGCTGCTTCAAGGCTGCGGCCACGTCCGACTGCCCCTTCGAAGTGGCGAGGTATGCCTCGACGAGCAATTTCTTCTGTTCGTAAGTCGGCGCGGGGACGGTGCCGTTGTATTCCTCACGGCGCTGGACAAAGGCTTGGTGCGTTCCGATTTCCGTCGAGGCTTGGCCAAGGTAGGTTGTCAGACGCCCCGTCGGGATGGTGACGCCGTCGGGCAGTTCGTTGTGCAAATTGCCTTCATCACCCGCTGCCGCTCGACGCGCCGCCTCGACCTGGGTCATCAGGTCGCGCTCGATCAACGCTTGCGCTTCGGCTTTGAGGGCCGACGCTGCTTCGATCGCACCAGTTGAGGTCGCGAGATAGGACTCCACGTATTTTTTCCGCACTTCATAGGTAAAGGGATTGGGTTTGGTTCCACTGGAATAATCCTCACGACGGGCCAAGAAGTCCCAGTGAGTGCCAGCCTCCGTGGCGGCTTGGCCGAGATAGGTTGTCAGGCGGGAGGTGGAAACTTTCACCCCTTCCGGAAGCTCGTTGTGCAGACGGCCTTCTTCCCCTGCTTCGCCGCGACGGGTTGCTTCAATCTCAAACATGAGGTCGCGCTCGATCACCGCTTGAGCCTCGGTCTTGAGTGCCGCCGCCACGTCGGGAGCGGCATTGGTCGCCGCGACATAGGATTCGACCAGCTTCTTGCGGACCTCAAACGGGAAAGGATTCGGCTTGGTGCCGCCGAAGTAATCTTCGCGGCGGGCAAGAAAGTCGTAATGGGCCGAGGCGTCGAGCGCGGCTTGGGCCAAGTGCTGCGTCAGGCGGGCGGTCGAGATGGCCACGCCATTGGTCAGTTCGTTGTGCAGACGACCCTCTTCCCCTGCGGCGGCTCGGCGAGCGGCTTCGACTTGCGCCATGAGGTCGCGCTCGATGACGGCCAAGGCTTCCTGCTTTTTCGCTGTGGCCACTTCCACTGCACCCGTTGCCCCGGCGACATAGCTTTCGACCAAGGACTTGCGGACTTCGTAGGAGAAAGGATTCGGCTTGGTCCCACTGGAGTAATCTTCCCGGCGGGCCAAGAAATCCCAGTGCGCTCCGGCTTCAGTCGCCGCTTGGGCCAAGTAAGTTGTCATCCGCGCTGTGGAGATTTTCACACCCTCCGGCAATTCGTTGTGCAGCTTACCCTCTTCCCCTGCTTCCGCACGGCGAGCCGCTTCGACTTGGGCCATGAGGTCGCGCTCGATGACGGCAAACGCCTCCTGCTTGAGGGATGCCGCCACATCCGGAGCCGCCGTCGCCGTCGCGATGTATGACTCGACTAATTTCTCACGGATCTCAAAAGGGAAAGGGTTCGGCTTGGTGCCGCTGGAATAGTCCTCACGTCGGGCCAAGAAATCCCAATGCGCTCCGGCATCCGTGGCCGACTGAGTCAGATACTCGTTCATCCGCGAGGTTGGAATCTTCACGCCCTCCGGCAATTCGTTATGCAGCCGTCCCGCCTCGCCGCCAACCACTCGGCGGGCCGCTTCGATTTCCTGCATCAGGTTGCGCTCGACCAAGGCCAAGGCTTCTTGTTTCAAAGCCGATGCCGCGTCGACCGCCGCGCTGGTCGTGGCCAAGTAAGACTCAACCAACTTTTTGCGGACTTCGTAGGGGAAAGGACTCGGTGTCGTGCCGCCCGCATAGTCCTCACGGCGGGAAAGGAAAGAGTAATGGGCCGAGGCTTCGGTCTGGGCCTGAGCGAGATACGTGGTCAGACGTGCCGTCGGGATCTTTACCCCTTCCGGCAATTCATTGTGAAGCTGACCTTCCGTGCCGCCTGCGGCACGACGCACCGTTTCGACATCATCCATCAAGTCACGCTCGATCAGGGCAAAGGCTTCCTGCTTGAGCGAAGCGGCGACCTCGGCGGCGGCATTGGCCGTGGCAATGTAGGATTCGACTAGTTTCTTGCGAACTTCGAAGGTGAATGGATTTGGTTTGATCCCTGTCGAGTAGTCCTCGCGCCGGGCCAAGAAGTCGTAGTGCAGCGAAGCATCCGAAGCTGCTTGAGAGAGATACTGCGTCATCCGCGCTGTCGGGATTTTTACCCCGTCCGGAAGCTCATTGTGCAGACGACCTTCCTCACCGGACTGTCCGCGCCGAGTCCGCTCCACGTCGGCCGTCACATTGCGGTCGATCAATTCCAAGGCTTGTGTCTTGAGCCCCGCACCATCCGCCCCGTTGTCTGCGGCAATGATGGAAAGCGCAAGAAGCCGGACTACTTCGACTGGAAGCAGGGAGTCGAATTGCGCGGCATCCGAAGTCAGCGCGGCAAAGGTCAGGCTGGTCTTGGCCTTGTCTTCGCGGCGGCTGACAAAATTGTAGTGATCGACCGCCTGCTGGTAAGCCTGGTTGATGTAACTCTTGAGCCGACTTTCTGGGAGCCGATATTGGACGAGCGTCTCCAGACCGATCCGTCCGGTCATACCGCCGAAGGTGTTCTGCCCGTTTGAGGTGGCCAGTGATTGAAAGGTCGTCCGACGCGCCCGCTCGACTTCATTCATCAAGTTGCGCTCGATGTAGGAATTGGCCTTGGTCTCCAGCGCGGTGGCCAGTTCCAACTGGTTGTTCTCCTCGCGCCAGAGCGACAAGATCATCGTCTTGGTCGCATCGAGGTTGTCGAGGATGAGGTCGCCCGTGGTCGGCACGCCGGTCGTGCCACCCGATTGCCAGACGAGCGGCGACTTCTCCAACTCCTCGCGGCGGGAGAGGAAATTGTAGTGATCGATCAAACGGCGCTGGGCCTCGTTGATCCGTTGGTCGATGCGCGTCGTATCGGTCACCGCCACGCCATTATCGACGTAGGGTGCCAGCAGATTACGTGCTTCGAGGTAAGTCGCCATTTATTGCAGTCGGATCCAATTCGTCCCGTCGATCTTTTGCCACGCAAAGGATTGACCAGCCGTCGTTCCAGCCGGCAAAGCCGCACCCAGCACGGTATTGCCGTTCAGCGTGACGGTCAGGGTCGTGACAATGCTGCGTGTGAAAAACCGGAGAATCTGTCCGACCACACTATTGTTCGTGCTCGGGAAGGTGAATGTGAAAGTCGCGTAGGTCGTCGTGTTGTTGAGCACCACAGTCTCATCAATCCCGCTCGACCCTGCACTCAGCGTGCCACCCGCTGCGGGCGGCGCGGGAAGAGTAACAATGGCACGATTCTTCTTGGCTTCAGGTGCCGTGAGGTAGGACGCAAAGGTATCGAGCAACGACTGCGGGTCGTTGGGATACTTGGTTCCGGTGGGGAGTGTTCCTGGGATTAGTGCCATAATTGTTAGGTAATGACCGGATACCAAGTGATTGTAATGTTCTCAAAAGCGGCTACCCCCGAAATTGGAGTAACCTCGTAATAAATGTCTTTTGGTATAGGAATCATTCCTGAACCTGCGCGTTTGGTGTTGTTGTTGATGTCGTCTCCCGAATGCCAGACCCACGTATCAGGGTTGCTTGTCGTGCCCACGGAGATCTGTATACCGTTGATAAAATTACCCGACACAATAACGCACAAATATCCATCGTCTGCCGCTTGATAGACGGTGTTGTATGCTCTCGCGACTCCAGCCGCATAGTTTGGAAAAGTAACTTTAGGGGCCAGCTTCGCAGCGGTGACTGCATCGTTAGCAAGCTGCGCGGTTCCAATGCCAAGTGCCTTAGTGGCCGAAGTCGTCTGCGTCGTGGCGTCGTCGAACGTGATGCCGGAGGATGTGATGGAGGTTGGCATGGTTAGAATTTGATGCAATACAGCATGGCGATGTTCTTCGGGCGGGTTTCGGTGCCGCCGGTGGCCAGTGCCGCGCCTGTTGCCGTAGGCCCATATCGGACTGGGCCAAATTGCGTTCCTGTAGTTCCAAAGTTGCCCGTGCTTGAAAAATTATTGATATCATGTGCATGGCTTTTCAATTCGTCGGCCTGCTTTGCACCAAACGTCCCCGCCGCCGTGCCGTCGCCGTTGGTTCCGCTGCCTCGCACGAAGTAGCCGCGCAGGTCGGGCACATTGAAAGTCGTGCTACCGTTGCCAACTCCGTGGGTCGTTCCGACAGCAGCAAAGAGCCTTGCATAGGTGGAACGAGAAACTGCGGTGCCATCTGCCGCCAGCCATCCTGTCGGTGCGCTGTTCATGGCGAATGCCATCACCGCACCAGCAGGGACGCCTCCGGTGGTAATACCCGTCGCGTCCAAGGTCGCCGCGGTCGTCCCGTTGACCTTGATGTAGCCTTGGGCGAGTGTTGGATCTGCTTCTAATGAGATGGCCATAGTAGATGGTTAGCTGTCTTTGATTTCGGTCAGCGTCAGCACAGCAGATGCTTGTCCGCCGTAGCGGCGTGTTCCGCCGTTGCTGTTGTATGCAAAATTTACGGTTCCAACACTTGGGCCAACACGGACAGAATAAGTTATCGCTGAACCGCTGGCCGGAGAATCTAGGTGCTGAATGAAGACCGGCGTAAAGGCATTGGCTACTGAGTGAGTTGTGGCCATTACGTTGATTGCGGTAGATCCACGGAACAAAACGTGGCTTGCTGCAAAGCCAGTGTTTGGCGATGCGCAGAACCCGCTGAACTGAACAAGTATTTTGTTGGTGCTGCTATTCGGCGTGATCGTTGCCGTCAGCAATTCCCAGCCTTCTGTGCTTTGCGGAATGGTGTCGTCAGAAGGAATAGGTGCGCTGATACTCAATACGGTCGCCACTGTAGACGAGACAACCTGAACAACGGCACCATCGGCAACCTTAGAATTAACAACAGCACCATCGGCGATCTCACTTGTAGTCACACACCCATCCGGCAATCCCCCTGCGGTGATTCCGGCGACTGTTCCTGTTCCGTTGATGGTGATCGGCATAATTCTTAGACGACAGTCCAGGTTGAGCCATTGGGCACGGTGACTGTGATTCCGTTGGCGACCGTAATCGGGCCGGCTGACATGGCGTTTTTGTTAGTGCTTATTGTGTAATTCGTATCGACCGTTTGGTCGTTCTCATAAAATACACGATCTGTGCCGCCTCCGGTAGCGCCACGGATTTTGGCATTGGGATCGATCTTGGCTTCGGTCACGGCACCATCGTTCAACATCGAGGTGGTGATGATGCTCGGGCCTCCGGTCAGGACGAGATACCAAGGCATCACGGTGGTTCCGACTGTGTCCGTCGCCTTGAAGAAAGTCATGTAGACGCGACCGCCATTGGCCGTTCCGGAGGTCACGGTGACCACCGCCGAGCCGAGTTCGGCATTGGTATCGGCATCGGTGACCCGGGTCAGCACCCATGCAGCCACGGCACTACCTGTGTTAGTCACGGTGTAAATGCCGTTGTGCGCGGCACTGGTCTGATCTTTGACTAAAATGCGGTCATTCGCCGCAACGGCCGCACCGTCGATAGACAGTGCGCCAAGGGTTCCGTTGTTGGTCAAAGTTGCTCCGACACCCGCTGTGCCGTTGGCGTATGTCGCGGTCAGGTTGGCCGTGGTCGCCAGCCGCGCCGCGTCTTTGTAAGGCATCCCGGTGACGGCGGAATAGTCGACGGCAATGGGAACGGCGGTTCCGACTGCTGTAACTCGACCCTTGGCGTCAACAGTGAACGGACGCACTTGGGCCGCGTTGTCGTTGTAGGTTCCGGCAGCGACACCGCTATTAGCCAAGGTTGCCGCCGCCGAGACGTTGGCCGACCCGTTGAAACTTGAGAGTGTCGCGGTGACATCGCCAGTCAGCGAAAGATTTCTTGCGGTAGCTAGTGTCGTGGCCGTTGAGGCATTGCCCGTCAACGGTCCGCTGAAAGCGGTGGCTGCACACGTTCCAGTAACGGTCGTCGCGCCCGCCGCCAACGTCCCCGTCGTGCTGATATTTTGCGACCCGAAGGCCGGAGTGATCTTCGTTCCCGCAATCGCCGCCGCGCTGTTCACATCGGCATTGACGATGGTGTCAGCCGTAATCGCCGCAGCAATGGCGATGTTGGCCGAACCATTGAAGGAAGTCGCCGTTCCGGTGACATCGCCGCTGATCGCAATCGTCCGTGCCGTCTGAAGGGTGGTCGCGGTGGCTGCGTTTCCGGTGGTGGATCCCGAAGTTCCCGACACGTTGCCGGTGACGTTACCGACGACGCTCCCGGAAAGAGTTGCCGTGATCGTGCCAGCCGCGAAGTTACCGCTGGCATCTCGGGCCACGATGGCACTAGCCGTATTGGCACTGGTTGCCGTAGTCGCCGAGTTGGAAACCTTTCCGGCCGTGGCAATGGTCGCCAGCTTGGTGTCGACGATGGCTGCTCCGGCCGCAACTTTGGCGTCGGTAATATTCAGCGGCGGGACGATGTCGTTCAGCGCCACTTGACGCAGCGACCCGTCCGTCTGGCGGACAACGGCCACTGCCGTCTCCCCTGCCACTGGAGTCAGGGCCGTCTTGGCATCAAACACCTTGGCCTCGATCGCGGTCAGGGAAGCCCGCACTGTCGTCCCAGCTTGGTTCAGCGGAACCTCGTTGGCCGCAGCCAAGGGCGTCGTTGCTGGGTCTAGCCCTGCGATCTTCTTATTCGCGGTGTATGGCATGGTTGCGGGGTTATTATTCGATCAAAAGAGAAAAGGTGTCGTCGATCAGTAAGGTATACTCAGTCGGAGAATCTTCAATGAGCAGTGTGAGCCCGGCGGGCAAACTGCTCCATGAATCCTGAACCGTGGTCAGTGAATCATCCAAACTGAAGAGTTCTTTGACTTCGGCCATTAGAGGGTTCCTCCGTTGACGGCTTCAGTGAGCCGGTTTCCGTGCAGCATGAGCCGGCCGAGCCGGGCACGGCCCGACCAGTTGACCCGCAAGGTGAAATCATAACCCAAGTAAGCCGGAACGTCCGTGGCCAGATTCGCCGTTCTGGGAGGGGCCGGAAAGCGAACCTGGGGAGCGTAGCCCCGCTCGTAGTTGAGAAGCTGCGGCGGGTCAGGATCGTAAGAGGTGGCCGAGGTATCGGCCTCCAACTGGGCACCCCAGACGAGAACGCCGGACACCCCGTCGCCCGCATAGCTTGTCGTCGTTCCGGAAGCGACGAGACCGATCGTCGTCCTGACTGTTCCAGCGCCCGTCGTCTCCGAAGTCATGGAGCAGCGATACCAGCCATCGGCGAGGGGTGTAATCGTGGCGGTCGCCGTGGCGGTAACGGAGGTAATGGCTCCACTGCCTTCTAGCAAAAAGTGCGCTGTTCTGGAGGCGGAGAACGCTGCTCCGGTGGTGGGGAATTGCAGATAGATGCGGGTGCGTCCCGACGGCTTCAGATACACGGAGAACGTGTAGCTGGTAAGCGACTGCAAAGTCGGGCTGGTCCGGTAAGTGCTGTGGACACTAGTGGATGTCGTCTCAATCAGACTGTCGGCGGTCAACGTCTGAAGCCCGAGTGGATCGAGAGCGGTGTCGGATAGTGTCGTGACGTTACTTTTGACCCACGTCACATCGTCGATCTTCTCAGACCAAGAGAGAAGGTTCTTACTCTCCAAGAGGAACTCCGTCTTGAAGTTGCGCTCGAAACTCTGCCACGTCGTAAAGTTCGGGTAGTCGTCGGGCCGATAAGCCAGCGAGCAGTTGAACTCGTTGTCCGGCCCGCCACCGATATCATCGAACCACAAGTCACAGCGGATCAGCTTTTTCAGGCCCATGTCGTCCTTGAAGTTCATTGCCCGCGTCACGATGCCCGAGTGGATGACCCGCGGTCCTTCGACCGGCGTGTCGTATTCATCGTCCTTCGTCACCTGCCAAAGCTCGATGCGCCGACCCGTATCATCTTCATGGAAGCACCACGCATAGCACTGCGGGTCGCCATCGAAGGTGCCTTGGATAAGTTTCACAATGCGAAGCCCCGTCCAGACACCGTCGAAAACCGCCGCGGATTTTCCGCGCCCTGCCGAGGTTGATTGGAAATCGAGCACGGCAACGCCGTTGAAAATCGTCGGGATAGGCTGTGCTGCGTAGGTGTCAGCCTCAGTCTGGTTCGCTGCCCGACGCGGAAAACGCTGCGGTAAGCAAGTCATCAAGAGCCGCCCGTCGAACTGGGCGAAGCTCACATTGTCGAGCATCCACGAAGTATCCTGTTTCAGAATGGGATCAATCTCCGCAGAGATCGGGGTCTGCCCGTAGCCCGTCGCCTCGGCGCGAGCATTGCGGTAATTGCGGATGCCGTTGCCTTCCAGGGAGCGGAAGAACAGATCGCCATTGACCGACAGGATGCTCTCGCTTGTCGTGCCGATGTTGTCGAACAGCACACGCTGAAAGCCTTCGGTATCTTTCCATTTCTCTCGCGGAGCGGACACCGCGAGGGTCACCGCGCCACGTTCACAGAACGCGATGAGATCCCCCTGCCCCGTAGCCGTGTCTTGCACCGGAAGGAAGGCCAAGGCTTTGACCCGACCCACCTTCCCGCTCGGGGCCAACGCTCCACCTTCATTAAGAAAAGTGTTTTCAGTAAAACGCAAAAGATCGCTGTCTTGGCCTGCGTTGAATCTAGATGTGGACCCGCCCGTGCCTGCCGTGGAAAGTGTGACAGGGATCGTGAATGTCGTCGCCGCAGTAACCGTCGCGACATAAGTCGAGTCAATGACCGAACTATTCCCAGAAATTGAAACGAGGTCTCCGTTAGACAATCCATGTGGAGTTGCCGTGGTGATTACGGAAGGATTTGCAGCCGAAGCACTGACGATTTTTGCTTCAGTCAAAGATCCACTGAAGACCAAGTCACCCGCGATAATCTCTGATCCTTCATTGACCGCAACAAAGAGCCGCCCTTGACCATAAGCCATCTGCTTGCCGATCGGCACCGCTTGGCTCCCGTAGTAGCTGGCCCGGCGGCAGACGTAACCATCAAAGACCCGGGGTTCATCAAACCCATTTTGGATGATGACATACTTCTCCGCTTGGACCATAAAGACGGGAAGCGTGGTATCCATTTCATCGCTCAGATTTACACGCATCACGGAACGTGCTTCGAAATCCAGCGCCATGATCTTGCCGTCGACAACAACGATCAACTCGGTCGGGTTTCCCTCGCGGGGATCTTGGTAGACCAGCGTCCCTTGCAAGAAGGTGCCGGACTGGATATCGTTGGCGTAGCGCGTCCGGCTGGTCGCTGAGTTGTAGAAATCCTCGCCGTAAGTCGAGTCGATGTCGCGGATGATCGCGCCTTGCGTGGTTGCCGTTCCGCTCGTCGCATTGGCGTAAGTAAAAGTCGTCGCTCCGGTTTTGGTGATCCGGTAAGTGCCGTTGAATCCGGAAGGCGAAGCTCCCGAGATCGTCACCACGTCGCTGTCATCGTAGCCGTGGTTCGCCGTGGTCGTGACGGTAGCGAGTGAGCCGCTGCCAGAAATCGAGGAACTCGTCCTCGGCGGCTGCGGATTGCGCCAGTAATCCGGCGAGATCTCACGAAACCCAGGACGGGTGCGCGGGCCGTTGCCGCCACGGAAGGTGACGTTCGTGGCATACCAAGCGGCTTCGCTTGGCGTCTGGGGCGGCTCCTTGGAGCCGTCCATCCCCGCAGGAAGGCCGCGGAAGCCGTCGATGAGACGCTCCGTGTCGGCGATCATGCGATTACTCCATCATTCCGGAGCGGATGGCTTCGTCGAAGCCCATCTCTTCGTCCATCTCCTCGGCTTCGGGAGCTTCGGACGTGGTGACGGGGAGACCGTCGACAGCGACGAGTTCAAGCTCACCTTCACCGAGTTTAAGCGTGGCGAGGGCGTCGAATGTGGAGCCGACTTCCACGCCATCGGGCGGGACCATTCCTTCAGGGATTGCGAATTTCATAATGTTTATTGGTTTCTATTGGCGAGCCAGGTTTGCATCGGACCCACGGATTCTAATATAGCAGCATAAGCCGCCGCGACCTCCGGAACTTCAGCGATTGCCGCCCAAAGTTCATCAGTCGTGAAAGTCGTGTCGAATGCCGAAGGGCCGATCTCTTTGGTGCCGGCGTTATACGGCGCGAAGTGCGCTTCCATCTTCCCACTGTCCACGCCGTCGCTGGCCAGCAAGAGGCGCTTGATCCAGAGATGGGGAAACGTCTTCTCCGGTGCGGCCGGGAAGACGATGGGATTCGGCGAAGGAATGTTCATGCTAGAAATGGAGCACCTCTGGCACCCTGGGAGCCGAAGCTCCCAGAGTGATGTGAGGTGCTACCTTAGTAGCAAGCGACGAGGTCGAGAGCGCGAGCGCAGCGTTTGTGGCGAACCACAAAGCCGAGGTCAGGACGCTCCACCTTCGGGCCATACGCGAAGAGTGCCCGGAAGAACCCTGTATTTCCATCGACGTTGCAGTCGCGGTCAGGGATATTCCGCCAGACGAATTCACCGGTCCAGCTATACTGGGGGTTATACTTCATCGGGCTGGCAGCTTTCGGCTTGGGCACAAGAACCTTCAACACGTCAGCGTGATAAATCACGGTGTCGGTGTATTCCGCATTCTTGTAGGCGTCGGACACTTCCCACTTGTCACCTTTCGTCGTCGGGGTCGACGCGAACGGCTGACGGCGAACCCATGCACCGCCGACGAAGTCGTAACGGGGCGGGAATTCAACCGTGAAGAAGCGGAAGCCGCGATACACGCCAGACAGACCGGGCGCTCCGAGCATCGGGGACTGGGTCTCCGAACCCTCGTAAGCGTAACGGAAGTCGTCACGGGTGTTAGCGTCTTGGCGCTTGAGGTCATGGAACGTGAAACGCTCGCCGACTGCGGCATAAATCGGGGTCATCTCGTCAACGCGAGCAAACGGATTCATGCTGCCGCCATTGTAACCAAGCTGCTGGTAGATCTCTTCGAGGATTCCCCAGGTAAGTTTGGAAGTGGCCGGAGTCGAAGGGAAGACCGAGCTACCAGACGGGAGGTTCGCCGATGCGACCATTTTGGTGCCGCAAGCGTCGATATACTCGTCCTGATAAGCGTTGGTCCAAACCCATTTCGTGTTCTCGGAAAGAACGCGAACGATGTTTTTGACCTGATCTTCGACCTGCCAGGCGAACTGAAGATCGTCCAAACAGATGTCGGGCGAGTTCAGCGCGGCCTTTTTGAGGCTGGTCTGGCGCAGGGTGATGCCGAAGTTGTCGATGTTCTGACCGGCGACTTGGCACTGACCGCCCGCTTCGCCGTCCGAAGACTCCCATGCACTAAAAGTGACGGGGCTGGACGAGAGCGTGCGCTCGTAGATCGGGTAACTATATTCCGTTCCTTGCCCGTCCATCCACTGCTCACGCGGCAGATACTTCAGGTAGAAATCGGAGTTGATGATGTTCTTCGAGACATTGTTCCGGATGAGGCCGGCATGTTCCACGAAGAGAGCTTCAATATTATTGCAAGGCATAATGCTTGTTTTTCTCCTAATTTGTGGGGTTATTACTTCGCCTTGATCGGGAGACGCACATGCGGTCCGAGGCTAGTGACAACACCACGATTTTGCTTTTCTCTTCCCGTCGCGGATCGGGCTTCCTCGCGAACCTAACTTTCTGATTTCTACCGGATGATTGCCGCTACCCGTAAACGTGAGACTAAGATACGGCAGCATAAGGGGTTGTCAAATTGTGGGGTTATGCTTGCTCCCTCATGCAGGACATCGCCGTCACAAAAACTACCGAGAGATTGTTATAGATCCGACCACACTTATGTAAATCTGTAGCCTTTTCTATCCACCGAAAAATGCAGAGGCGGCTCCCTGGAAGGAACCGCCTCGCGTCCGGTCACCGAAGTTCCCGGAGGGGTATGGAAACAAACTAACTAGAGAGCCCCGATTTGATGGCGCTGAAAAAGTCTTCATGCTCCACCTTTTCGGCTGTGCCCGAGCCGATGGCCGGATCCGCAGATCCCCCACCCGCGCCGGGTTTGGCGCTCTGATACTTACCGAGGGTCTTCTGAAGTTCGGCTGTCTTGGCCCAAAGCTGCTGCACCATCCCATAGAGGAAAGGCGAAGCCGCAGCCCGCAGCGCCAACTCGGCTCGCGCCGTGTCGTTCTCAGCCACGACATTCCAGTCGAGTCCGGTGGCGAACTGCTCGATCTCCCCGATCTTGGCATTCCACACCTCGTCGCCTTCACGGCGGCGGAAGAGCGGAGCCTTCTCGGAAACATCGCCCCAGATCTTCTCCAGCGCCCCGCGATACTGCTTCTGGCGGGTCTCGACGAATGCCTTGTTCTGCTCGGCGTGATGTTCTTGGATCTTCTCCAGGGCCAGCCGCGCATTGTTGCGAACCTTGTTGGCGATGCCTTCGACCTTCTGCCACTCTTCGGCCATGCCATAGAATCGGAGACGGTCGCGGTCGTTCATGCCGCTGGCCATATCAACGAGTAGCTCGGTCTGCTTCTCTGGATCGGCTTCGGCAAAGGCGACACGGGCATCGGCCTCGCGGAATTCATACTTCTTGGCGAAGGATTCGAGTTGCGCGTTGATCCGTTCACGGGGAACGGCCACCGCATCCTTGAATTCTTTGGTCGCCTCGACACGGGCGATCTGAAGCTCGCGCTCGTAGGCATCGACCGTCTCCCGCAGTTGCTTGACCTCATCCGGAGCGACATCGGTCGACGGGCGCTTCTCCAGTTCGGCCACCTTCGCTTCGAGTTCCTCGCGGCGACGGCGCTCCTCTTTGAGAGCCTTGCGCTGCTCGGCCCACTTACGTTTGGCGGCATCGGTCATCGCCACATCGACCGGCGGCTCGTCGTCGGCGTCCGGTTTCGGCTCGGCCTTCTTCGGTCCGCCGAGGAGTTCGGCGAGGTCATCGGCCGTGGCGGCTTTCGGAGGCTCGGCCTCTTCAGTCTTCGCTTCGGCGGCGGGTTCTTTCGCCGCTTCAGGGGCGGCGGTCTTGACGGGTTCTGCGGGGGCTTTGGCCTCCACCTTCGGTGCCTCGGGCTCTTTGCCCAAGCTGTTGAATGCCTCCGAGAGCGAACGTGCCGCGTCGAAGGTCATGGTGCCGCCAGTCTCGGAAAGTTCCGGAGTGACGGTTTTGCTTGTTTGATCCGACGCCGTGGCGGACTCGGTTTGAACCGGCGTTTGGTTTTCTGCCATAAATTATTCGTCGACTAGATTCGGCATAAGGTCTTTGGTCGAGGAGGCCACCTTGATCGGCGTGGCCAGGGCTTCGAGGGAGCGAAGCGCGTGGAAGAAGCCCTCACGGCGGGAATTCAGGAGGGCGCTGTGGATGAGAAAATCGACATTGTCCGGTGCTGGCATTTCGGTCGGCTCCCCGAGTTCACGGAGCACTTGGAGCGCGAGTTGGACGTGGTTCTGCTTCAGGGTTTCGGCCAGCGACGTTTGCAGGAGTTCGTTGCGGCGGTAACTGTTGGCGGTTTGTTTCATGTGGAGTTATTACGCTTTGCTCGGATGGATCCGCAGATAGCACCGAGCCAGCGAAAGATTGCGTTTCTTGAGCCAGACCCCGTCGCCCGTCTCCGAGTCCCGGTCGCCGCGTCCGTTGGTATTCCCCTCGACGCACTCGACGATCTTGGAGGTCGCACCTACCACGATGCCCGTGTGGCTGAAATCAAAGACGATGATGTCGCCCGCCTTCGGGGTCGTCTTCTCCGGCAAGACTGTGACGGTGTTCGGACGCTTGCGGCCCCACTCGATCAGACCGAAAGCCAGTGCCGTGGTCGGTCGCCATTTCGCAGGCGAGCTATGCTTCAACCCGAGCCAATTCTTCGCTTCAGGATACCCGAGCCACTGCTGCACGCACCAATCGACAAAGGCCGCGCACCACGGCCAGGGCCCAGGCGGCAAGTTCGATGCGGCTTGGTAGACGCGGACTTTGGCTCCGCGGTTGTTGCCACCTGATTCACGCACCCCCACCTGGGACATCGCGACATCCGCCAGCTTTTGAATCATACTACTCAGGCTTGACCACTTTTTTCCCGTCGCCCGGCTCGACCGAGACCGTCACCCTTTGATTGAGGAAGTCGTAGCCGAACCCGATTTTCGGGGTCACGCAGCCGGTGAGAAAAAACGCCACCGCCGTGACCACGTATTTCATTTGCGGGAGAACTTCGCGACGATGTTGGCGATCGCCTTGAGCGTCTTCTCCGGCTGCTCGCCGGGGATGAGCGCGAAGATCGCGATCAAGGCGAGGATGAGGCCGTAGGCCGCTCCGAGGATTTCCAGCCAGTTCAAGGAACTGACCACTTGGATGATGTTGGTGATGTCCATAATATGTTGTGTGGTTATTACTATCGTTGCAAAATTGCCGCCCGCAACCCGTCCATCAAGAAAGCCGAGAGTGCCCCGATCGCGGCAGCGATCCCGTAGATCGTCGACTTGGTATTCTCCAGGTGCTTAAGCCGATCGTCATGTTTTTCGAACGATCTCCGGAAGGACTCCTGGTGCTCCAAGATCAAGTCGACCTTGGTCTCCAACCGCGCCAATCTTTCACCATCGAAGCTCATCGACAGAGATTCTTCCTTCCGTCGGCGAGAACCGTCGGGGGCCAACATGTTGAGCGGGTCGGAGACATTCATTGTTAATATGGTGCGGGGTTATGACCCCTGCAACTGCTCGAGTTGAGGCGGCTGTGCCGACTGCGCGGCGAGCCACTGCTGCGTCGCGGGGA